AATGTTTCAATAAGCATAAACAAAGCTTCTTTTCTGTTCTTCCTATCTGTATATTTTTTATTAGATATAATCCAATCTACCCAAGCCACCTTTGAATTACTAAGGTATAAAAAGCCTGCGCATATTGGTACTTTATCATCTGAAATTAATATACCACCTGTTCCTTCTTCTGGTAAAAAATCTTTAACTGGAGGTGTCCATCCCCAATCTTTCCACCATTTCACTAAATATATATTATAGTCAGAAGGCTCTAGCTTTCTTATATTAAATTCCATTCAACACAAAGATACTAAAAATTAAGGATAGCTTTTAAATACATCAGCTGTTAAAGCAAAAAGCTCTGTGTTCGCACTTGATTCGTTTTCTATGGTGGTAATCATGTAATGACCTAAAAGACCGTGTGATTCCGCAAGGGTGTTTTTTGCAGCCAACATTAAAGGTGTATTTGATGTAGGATTTGTAGCACCAGGTATAGTGCTGTCTACAGTTATTGAGCTTGTTCCTATAGCTGTTATTATTCCTGCTAATTTTGGTTGATTGTCAAAAACATTTATATAATATAAAAAATCCCCTATTGCTATTATCGAATCAATAGGAACAGAAAAATTAAAAACACGAGGGTTAGTTACATTAAAACCTGTGGTGTTACCTATACCATTGATTGATCTAAATCTAAATGTATTAAGGGTAGCAGGTGAACTAGCAACATTTTTTATGGCTGCATAATAATTACCTTCTTTAAGTTCAAACCAAGCGTTTTGTATCGCAGCGTTTTGACCTATATCCGTGTTCATGGTAGATGTCCAGGCGCTGTCAGATTCTAAAGCTAATGTTTTAAAAACCTTGTTTCTTAAAGGTTCAGTGTTAAACACCGTAGTAATTTTTGCAGGATATTGAACTCCATAAAAGTTATTTCTTGATTCATTTGTATTGTGGCGATACAAGTTGGCTCCCGCAAATGTGTAAAAATAATTGTTCATACCAATCATAAAATCGGGATTATAAGAATAAAAAGATGGCCAACCTTTTACACCCTCACTATATGACAATGTATATGGGATACCTGTAGGAACTTGAGGCGTAGGTGTCGGTGCTTCTACAACAGGTGTTGCAGTTTGAGTAACGGATGTAGGAGGTGGGGATGTAGGAGGTGGGTTAGTGGGAGGAGGAGTTGCCGCAGTAGTAACAGGTATTGGAGTAGCAGGGCTAGATACAATATTCCCATGTATACTTAGTTGCGCACTACCTTCAATAGGAACATATCCACCACCACCAGTGAAATCCCCAGGGTTTCTGTCATAATTATCATCGATTTGAGGTATAAAGGTAACTATCTCGTAATCACCCGCAGGTAATGTTGTGCTGTTGTTAAATGTAGGGTTACGCAACTCAGTAAAAACTTTCTGATTATTTTGACTAGCAGGATCTATTAAAACATCAGGATAAAATGCAAATAATTCTTTACCTGTTGAATCTAGTATAACACCTAAACCTCTTAACGTACCAGGGGTATGGCGACTTAAAAATTCTGATTCCATAACAGGAGCAGCACCAGCAGAAAATTGTATATCCTCTGGTATATTGACAGTTTTTCTAGAACCTATATAATAGATTAAACCATTTGTGCCTTGATACTCCCCTATGTAGGGGTCATCTGTGCGTACTCTTCTTCCTCGATATTTTCTAAGTGTGCTCATCTTGTTCTAAGTACAAAAATACAACTTTATATTCAATGCTTGTTGAATGAGCGGTGGATGGAATCAGCCCAACCATTTTCTTTTGTGTATCCCCACATTAACCATTTAGAAGGAGACTGTCCTATGTATTTAATATCCAAACTAACATCACCCCAATCTTTTATTTCATTTTCTTGGTAATCATATCTATAAAGTTCTTTTCCGTAAGCGTCCTGAAATATCAAAGCTATAAACTGGTATTCTTTGTGTTTAAAATCTGATCTTTTAAATTTTATATTTAAAACAGTAGATATATGAAAAGGTTCAAACCTTATCATCGGAAGTTCATTGTCTACTGTGGATTGTTGCACGGATCTATTTATAAAACGAACTCCTATATAATTTTCATAATCTTGAAGGGTACGTTTGTTTCCTAAACCATATCCTTTTAATTGCTTTTCTACACACGGAGTGCATTTAGTATTATCTATTCCTAACAAAGCCTTTACTCTTTTTATTGAATTTTGATTCAAGGTTGTCCAATTAGGATGATCATCCCAATGTTTTTCTCTGTAATTTCTTGTGTACTCATGCCAAGCCAAAACTCTGTGAGGGTGGAACAAAGAGTATCCGTGAGTATACGCTCGAGCTGCTATAGTTATTTCTTCTCCATGGAAATATAAATAAGGATCGTGCGGAACTTCTTTGCAAAATTCACCTACAGTAAAAGCAAAATGGGCTGAATAAAAACGAGCTGGTATTGGCTTGTCTTCACGATTTAGATGATACGGGAGAAAAAACATAATACCTTCATCAGTAAATTTATCAAACTTCATCCCCCAAGGAATTTGTACTCTTTCCTCTGGATCATTGTTAGGGTTGTAAGAAGATATGTAACTAGTTAAAATAGGTTTTGGATCAGCTGGTGTTTGAACTTGGTAAAACATATTAATACATTTTATATCCCAATCTTTTACGAACCTGTGATGGGAGTCTAGCTGTAAAGTAAAGTCTTCTCCATTATAATGTTGTTGTATTTGATTCCTTGCCCAACAAGTGCCTTGAGATTCATAGTGAGGTATATCAATAATAATAAACCTGTCATCATTTTTAAACTCATTCAAATTATCCCAACCATCTTTTTTTACGTCATGTTGATGAGCAATACATATTTTTAAATTTTCAGGATGTTTCGCGTTAGATATTAAATCTCTTATCGTTGGCACTAACTGTGGATCTCGATAGCTTGCTATCTGTACAAATATTGATTTCATTTTATTAAATTTAAATTTATAATTTTTATTTTATTACTGGCAATCACCGCATCCACCATCTCCTATTATCTGATCTTTTCTTAGTGCATAATTGGCATATTCTCTAGCTTCTAATTCACTTACCCTTTTAAATATTTCAAAACAAACACCCCCTGGAACTTCAAAAAGTGTGCCTATGCCAGCCTCATTATCCCAATAAGAAACACCTTTATTAAGTTTATATATTCGAATACCATCACCATAAATATCTGTGCAGCTTCTTACAATATAATGATCTTCAGGGCATCCGTATACTATAGATCTAAAACCTTGTCCATATCTAACCCCAAATATATCTACAGGTAGTAATTCTGAAGGAGGAGCTGGATCAATGCTGTTATCATCTAATACTTGCTCTAAAACATAAGTATTTCCTGAAGCGTCCGCATATCGTGTGTTAATTTCTATGTAAACTGTGCTTCCTATTAATTCCTTACTTAGCTCCTGACAAAATGTAGGACTTTGACCTGCCACAGGTTCACATCTTCTAAAAACACCATATTGTTTCGGCTCACGAACAGGGCAATCAAACTCTCCTGCCACTTTAATTGGAGACAAACTACCATAAAAACCACTTCCTGTTCCCGCTAGCTTTTGCTTTTCTGCTTGAGTAAGAGTTGTTTTAGTTGGATTGTTTCTACTATCGGTTTTGTCGTAGTATAAATATGAAACATTGCTGTAACTACCAGTTACAGCATATCTTTGATTTCCAGCTGCTGCATTGAGCGTTGCTAATTCAGTATCACTTACCTCTAAAAACAAACCATCTTGCCCTGTGTAAGCTAGTTCAAAAATAGAACCACCTAAACACGCACCTAAAAAGATATATTGTGTGGCAGGTGTGGTGACGGGTATGTCTTCCAATACGCCTGTTAATATGTTGTCGACATTTATATTTGATCCAGGTATTGTAATGTTTACTCCATTTAAAGATCCATTAAAAGGATCGCTTGCTCTAAATCTTTTCCCAGAAGCTGGCGTTGCTGTAATATTAAAACTAACAACTGCCCCTTGAACTCCGCATTTTTGAGTGCTTGGAAGAGTTGAATCACCACCTAAAAAAAAGTGTACACCCTCTACCGCGGAAGCTCCTGTATCTAATGTAATTTGATTTACAGGAAACTGGTTTACACAATATTCTGTCGGTGTTGGTGGTTGAGATCCACAATTTGGACAATTAACAGCAGGTTCTAAAATTCCATTCTGCTGTCTTCTTACTATTGTTTCGTCAGAGTAATAACCGTCTGCAGCTTTTGTCTGTAAAGCCTTGTCTGTAAAAACAGCAGTAGCTGTGGAGAAACTTGCGGTGTCGATATAAAAAGTTGCTTGTGCCATTTATATTATTTTATGCGCTTGGACATGATATATCATATACCTCCCACCCCGTGTCGGATGGACTGTATACTTTTAACGTACAAGTAGTTGTCGCTGTTAGTTTGTTAAATTTTAAAATTCCATACCCAGGACTTTCATTAGGGTATTGTGTGTTTGCCACAACTCCGCCATTTGCTAAAGTAGGAAGCTCCTGTGTGTTTGGAATAGATGGAGAACCATAAGGGTTTCCTGAAATAGGATCCACAAATGGGCCTCCTGAATTACCAGTCAATAACGAATTATGAAGTTGAGGTATCTGGTTGTTATTAGTCCCTGTTCCTACACCTGTACCTGTTGCACCTCTATATTTGGAGTCTACTACAACAATTCCATCAAACTCTATTATAAATCTATCAAGAACAGATTTTGCATCAAATATTATTGTTACTTCTCCAACAGCAGCTCCTAGTGTTATAGTATATTGAGCAGGGTAAGTTGAATTTATACTGCTTACAGCTATGTTTTCTCCGCAAGGAACAGTTGGTGATAAACCACCGCAGTTACAACAAGCAGCGTTTGCTGTGGTATCCGAACATAATCTTACTGATGTAGACTCTCTATAGTCATAAATTAAATACAAATTGTTGTCCGTTGCAGTACCAGAGGGCATCGTAAAATTAGCGTAATACTGTGTGTTTGCTTTTACAACAGGTGTTGCTTCTGCTGATGCCGCAAGTAAAGCGTTAATGTCTGCAGAGTTATTGGTATAAACTGTAGAGGATCGTAAGTATCTAAACTTATGTACAGATCTATTAAAATCGAAATCGTCAGGTGCTATTTTATTTGATATTATACTCACTACAGCTCCATCACCAGGTATAGCTCCAGTTCCCATTATACCAGATACTACACTATATTGAGAGACTATAGGGTTAGTCGAACTGAATGCAGCAAATGTCATTTGTCGAGAATGAATGGGTGAAGAAAAAACATTGTCCGTCCATCTATACTGATTATGTATCGTTTTGTTTGCTTGGTTGTTAGTGGTTACCGCTATTTGATAAACATTTAAATCTGTTTGTGACGGACAGCTTACAGTCATTTCTATTTGAGCTGCTTCAGAATTACTTGTGGTAATCTCAACAAATATATCTTGTTCTTCAATCAAACTTTTAGGGATAGTTAGAGTACCGCTGATATAGACATTTCCAGAGGTGTATTTAACACCATTGTAATATGCGTTAATTAAATACGCTGTCCCTGTTAATGTTGCTTCTGATACTATATCTACACTATTGGGTTCATCTACCACCTGCACATCACCTGCTCCAGTTGGTGTTTCTTCTTCACTATGAATAGGAGTTAAATCAGATTCAGGTATAACGTATGATATTGTTACTGTTCCTATGTCCTGTCCTACATTTACACAAAAATTCGCAGAGGATGATTCAGAACCTCCTATTTGAAATATTTGTGAAGTATTACATGGTTGGCATTCTGTTAAATCAATACTAGACTCTGTGTTGCTAGCTAATACAAATTCATTCATGTAAGGATCATATCCACCGAGTTTTTGTGCACCAATAGATTGAGCGAAAAAATCTCTAAACCAAGATCTCATTCCACTTTGAGATATAACCTCTAAATTATCACCCGTCAACTTTATAACTGCAGCTCTTTTTGAGTCTGTAAAAAATATATCATAACCCCAAACAGCAAAACTTTCTGGGTTATTGCTAATACCATATTCTTCTAGTCTTGGTATCTGCGTTCCTAATACTTGTGGAACTGAAGTCAAAGCACCTCCACCGCTTGCATCTGTAAGTAAGTCTTTACCAACTAGAACCCTAGATATTCTATCTTCTTGTAGAGCTAGTATGTCGTTCAACCTTGAGTGTAGTTTTCTAACAGGGCCAAAAGAATCCTCAAGAGGTTTGAAGTTTAACAAACCTAAATTAAATTCGTTGAGTTTATTGACATTTGTTTCATCATTAAAAACCCCGCTGTAAGTTAAATCTGCAAACCTGTGAGCTTGTTTATATAACTGACCTGATGTTGTAAAAGTTCTGTTTCCAAAGTTCATCTCTTTACCTTTGATAGAATCTCTTACTTTGTAACTTTCTACTCCATTTCCAAAAGAAAGGCAGTTTGCAAAACCTGTGTCTATTATAGCGTCTTGCGCTGTTACAACTCCTTGGTTTTGAAAATCTATGAGTTGGTTTTGACTAGAACCCGTGTGTTGTCCTTTTGCGTCTATAGCAAAAGATTTGTCGTTTTCAAACCATACATCTGGTAAAGCTTCTCCTGGCAGTGTTTCAAACACCACCCCTGAATCTGCTCTAATTACTTCTATTGTAACACTAACAAAAGAAGTTTTTCTGCTTCCTCTATTTCCACTACCACCACAACCATGTGTACCTGTCATTAAAAATGTTCTTTCTCCATTGGTAGTATTGTTATGAAATCTAAAAAAGTTTGTTTGAACTGCACATCCTGCATCAGACAAAATAGGTCTCCCTGCTGCATACGCTGGCGTAGAATTGTAACTAAATAAAACTTCCTCTGGGTCACCAGGCCCAGGTTCTTTTATGGCTATCGCGGGTAAGACATTTTGCAGGTTTTCTCCTTCAAAAAACATTTGAAACGCACCTTTATTTAATGGATTAGAAGCAGGATCAGAAGAAATGATTGGCCCTTGTGATGTGTAACCCTTAGATGCAACCACCGTTGTTTCTATAAAACTACTTCTTCGTTCACAACGTTTACCTGACCCTCTTCTTTCATGTTCTATAAGAAATTTCACCCTAGATCCTGCAGGAATATCATAATCTATAAACTGAGTTGTGTTAGCTGGGTCTTCTATATTTACAGGGTATATAGCAATGGGGCAACCATTTTTGCTTCCTCTTATTCCTGTAAATGTTCCTTGAGCTATTACATTATTAAAATCATCACCATCATCTATAGCAAAGTTAGGTTTCATTTTCATATATACACCAGCGGGGACTTCTATATCAGTTCCTGTATTTAAAGGATCATCTATACTAATAAAATTTTTTGGTTGAGTTGATTTTTCTAATACTGTGGCAAATACACAACTAGCCTTTGGCCCGCCCGCATCTTGTTTTACAATCAGTCTATCACCTGTTTCTACTTTGTTTGCGTTTTCCCCTTCTAATAAAAAGTACACATCTCCAGCGCCATCAGGTTTAAAAAATATACTAGTGTATATAGTTTCGTATGTAGCTTTATCTGGTTTGATACAAAACTTGTATCTCGTAGCCCAGACAGGTGCTATTTGTGCAGGTGGCCCTCCAGGTTGACCGCCAGGTATATTTACCTGTATTTTGTTTATGAGGTCAGAATTACCACACGGCACATGAATGGTGTTGGTAGGGCTAACCAAAGCAGTAGATGACCTGTTAAATTCATCCATGTATATTATTCCAATTTCATAACCTCGGTTACTATGTAAACTAAAATTACTTGTTGAGCTAGAGAATGAAACTTCGGTGCTTATAATTTGATAATATTCAACTATGACATTAAATGCGTCCACATATTTCATAGCTATCGGTTGGATACCAATAGTATTCTGAGAGCTTGTATCTGCGAATATTCGTATAGGTTCATTAAAAGATGAAACGCCACTTTGATTTTTAGTATACGGAGATAATGTGGTGGCAAGAGCACAGTTTATAACATCAGTTAAAGTAGTGCCATCACACGCAGTAGATACAGGTTGTATGTTAGATGCCGTTCCCATTTTAGCTTGAAAATCCGCATCTTGAGACAAATCATAAGCTGTATCATAATCTTGTAGTAGAGTGTAATTAAAATCTATAGCCACATTACTGTTTATGTCAGACGGAAAAGGAGAGCTGCCACTAAATGCAGAGTGACTTAGGGTAAATCCAATATTTATAGATGAGCCTTTTACGAGCTCAATACCCTCAAAATCCATAGTCAATACACCTGAGGGCACTGTTATATTTCCAGACAAAGTAAATGTAGCTTCACTCAATGATGTCTTTTCATCTAAACTATTATCTTCAACAACCTCTGTAAGTAAAGTTGTGTTATATGTAAAATTTGTTGCTCTACCAAATGAATCTTTTAAATCATAACCTTCAAAGTAGTTTCCATAAACTAGCCTGTTGCCCATTATTGTTTGTGCTTGTGCTTGCAAGGGTACGTTGTCGTAAGTTCTTAATATTTCGTATTCAGGAAGAACGGTAAATATTTTTTGATTGTCAAAAGTAAAAACGAAATCTGTGTTATCACCGATACCTTCAGTGTCTTTATTAAACTTTTCAATAACTTTAATAGTATTGTCAGTCATTTCTTTAAACAATAATTCAAAACCAACAACTAAACTATCACCCGTATTTATAGTGATATCTACAGCATTAGTTGTGTTTACCATTCCTTCGTTTAAAAAACTATCAAAATCAAAAGAAAAACTTGAGGTTGTAAAAGCAGGAGGACTAAACTGTGAAACAGCCGAGAACTCACCGTTTTGATATTGGTATCTATAAGCAAAACAAACAAACTTATCTTCTAAAAAAGTATTTTCAGAGTTGCTTAATTGTTTATTGAAAATAGTAGGAGCTGCTAAAGGTGGTTTTTTTATTACCAATAAACTTTCTGCGCTAAATTGATCTATATAAGGCATATTATAAAGTTAAAGTATAAGTTACACCATCTACTAATGTCAATCCTTGTAAAACCACAGTACCTGTTGATTCTGGATTTTGAGAAAAACCACTATCGTCTACTTGATTTATAGCTTCATTCCTAAAATTACAACTATAAGTTCCGCTACTTCCATCAGACCCTGTAATATTACCCGCTATGTTACCGCTTCCAGAAACACTACTTCCGTCACCAACAAAGAAGCTCATTGTAGTTACATTGTTTGTTGAGCCACTAATGTCTGTTATAAATTCTGTCAGTCTCATATTAGAAGCTTTGTTTGCTCCTTGTATTCCAAAGCCAGGGGTTATTTTACTGCTTGCTTGATTTGGTTGTGTTAAAGTATAGCACCCTGTTCCTGGTAAATTTACTTGTGTTGTAGTAGGGGCAGCTCCAGCACCTACACCTCCAACAGCCACAGGGCATCCAGGTAAAGTACCTCGATGAAAACCGATTTGTGAGATACCTGCTCCCGTTGTAAGACCCGCTGTAAAAGCAAAAGCAACCACATTTGTTGTTACCAAAGCAGCCTCTACAGGTTCTTTATATGCGTTATTAACGTTTATAAATCGGGGTGGATTAAAATCGTCTGTAAAAAAAAGCAAATTACCTTCTTTATTTATGCCTGTAATTAATTTTTTGGGATTGAAGTTTAAAGTTGTATTGACACCAGACCCATCATCTACGCTAACAACATGATAACGAACTCCACTTGTTATATTGTTAAAAGAAACAATCATATCGCATTTACCTGTGTCTCCTAAAGGGAACGCTCCATCATGTATAAACCAATACAGGGTTTCGTTTGCACCATCTTCGTACGCCCCTATACATCGAGCGTTATTACTGAGGTTTACATTATTCCCACTTATTGGATCAATAAAATACAGTCTAGTTATTTGACTATTCCCTTTGGCTTTTTCTACAGCACCTATTTCAGAATCCTCTGTAGATCCTAATCTAACATTAAGGGCATCTATATATTCACCATTTGGTATCAGCCTTTCATCAAGGCTTTTATTCATTCGTCCTCTTACAAAATTTCTTTGTATTCTAGCCATTTTACTTTATCCACTTATTTTCACCTCTAAGATTCATCAATAATCTACTAGGATGGATGTTGCTTAATCTAATTTTAGCATTTCTTAAAAGTGAGCTTTTGTCTTTTCTTGCTCTGTTAACTATATATTCTTGTACTCCAAACTTGTTGTTTAACAAAGCGTATTTAATAGCAGCATAAACATACTCTTCAAATAGTTTGTTAACACTTACGGAATCATCATTTCCATTTTCCATTCCGTCAGATATGTATTGTAATATACAGCTCTGATTTGCCATTGTTGAATCAAAGTTTATGACCCCCGCTTTTCTGTCTATAGTAAATGTAGGGTTAAAATTAGCGGTTTCTGTATTTAAACCATAACGCGCTCCTATTCTTGAGTTATATATATCGTCTCCATCAAAATCAAAAGAACCAGAGTTATTATCTGCTTCACCTTCGTTTCTTAAATAAACACTTTTTAAGCTACCGTCTTTTCTTGCTGTATCTAAAGCAGACTCTTGCGTTGTTACATTGTCATCGGAATCATAAGTAAAAGATGCGCTTGCTGTTTGTAAAAATGATGTGGCCGATTGAACCTGCACATTCTCTACCAAATCTCTAATTACATTATTTTTAAACAAAGATAATTTTACCCAATTCACGAAATCAGGGGGCAACACAAATTTTAAGTCATCATAGATAGTTAACTGTAAAGATTTAATAATTTTAAAAGCATCATAGTTAAGTTCTTGTATGGCTCTTTTTGCGTGAAATAATATCTTATATCTATTAACATTATTAACAAGATGATGATTACCTTGATACATAAGTAAAAAATTACTAATAATATCTTTTAGAGAAACATATTGATAAGACCCCCAATTAGCATTTGTTGGGGTAACTGCGTCATTAGTGTAATATTTTTTCTGATCTATGTAAGCCATAATTATTCTTGTTTATTTTCTTTTTCTTCCTCAACAGATGCAAATTTATACACATCTCCTTCTCTAACTGAGATACCTGCGTATTGTAATATTTTGTCCACCAAGTCATTTGAATCATCTGCTGGTAGTTCAAAGTCTTGGTAATCTGCTTGACTTTGGTCGAACACGGGTGCTCCACCTGCTATGGTGCTAAACGTCCATTTTGGGTCAAGGGGATACCTAATATACTGTGCTTCTATATCATTAGCTCCATTAAAAGTATCTGGAAACACAGTTACTTTACTTGCTTGTTGAGTATATGCAGGAAAGTTTGTAGAAGGTGCGGTTAAAAGCGAACCATTTAGCAGTGTTATTTTTGATTGAGATACTCTTTCAGCTTCACCTTTAAATGTTCCTCCACTTGAACATAATATTTTATTAATCAAGTAATAATCAGCAGGCATTGTATACACATTAGCTGCGTCTTGCGTTAGTTGCGCTGTTACGGAAAAAGTATCAATAACTTCCTCATAACCCTTTTTTATATCTGCATAACCTGTTCCAGAAACTCTCGCGTTCTCTTCGTTTATTTGTCGGTTATAATTATAAAAATACTCATCAAATATATCCAACTGAGCCTGCTTAGCAAACAGGTTAAAATCTGCAGGAGATATATACCCGTAGTTGTTTTTATTTATAATCGCTAATACTGTGTTTCGTACAGAATTTATCATCGTACTTGAGTTTGTACAAAGATACGCAAAAAAAAAGAGGTCATTAATTTTGACCTCTTCTTAGATTGTCGACTAAAACGAGTTTTATGAAATCGTTGTTATCGCTTGACTTAGAGTTACGTCAATGGTTGCGTCAGTATAACCTTGGCCCCAAACAGTTACAAGAGCAGCTTCGATTGCCGTTTTGTCTGCGGCAGTCATATTTCCTGAACCTGCTAAAGTTATTTGCTTGTCACGATAGTTCAAAACAATATTGTTTGTAACTAATCCAACGTATAATACATCGCCTCCAAAAACATAATTTCCCATTTTCAAAAATTTATTCATAATTTCTAAGGTTTAAAAGGTGAATGTAAAGGCGTTTACCGTTTGGCTCAATGACGGTATAACGTATAATACTTGACTCCATTTCTCTTGTTGAGCACTTTTAATAACATCGAATACGATGTCTACGTCCGCTTGCACTAAGGCCGAGGCTGACCCAATTTTGCTTTGAGAGCCATCATTGTAATCGATAACAATATCATCTGAACTATCTAAATAGCAAGACGCTACATCTTTTACCGAAAACTGCTCTGCTGCACCGCTAACGGTGATACTTGCATACTTGTTCATAATAAAAAAATTTATGTGTTAAAAAAACAAATATACGGAAAATAAAAACACACTTTATTGCATGTTTTTAAGTAGTTCTTTTAAATGCTTATAAACTTCAACACCTTCATCGCTCACAAAAAAAGATGATGCCATATACACTGGATCTTCTCCATACGGGACATTCATTAGTTTCTTTTTGTTAGACGGAGTGTTAAACCAAATCTCCTTGTCTTTATTTCGTAGCGTCAAAAGATTAGCATCAAAAAATCCTTGAATGGTTGCGTTCATTTTTAACGAGGGGTCTTTAAGTATTTTCAAAAAGTCCTCTGGTTGGCGTTTTGCAAACCTTAGTATTTCTCTTTTCAGCTCTTGTAAACTATATCTTGCAGGGTCTTTCTGAAACAAAACTCGAGATATGTTTTCTACCTGGTCTACCTCTAGCTGCCTTGCTTCAATCAACGCATCTACCTCTGTTTCTATAATTTCATTTTCCCTTGCTGCTTCAGCTTCTTTGTTTATTTCTACAAATATTCTTCCATTACCAGGATGTAAGTCTAAAAACTTTTGAAGAACCTGGTTTGTCTTCGGAACACTCAAAAACCCATTTTCAAAAACTATAGGTTCTAAAATAGCTGTATCGTCTTGTTCATCTTGAAAAGGACTGTTTTGATTTCTAGCATAACGTAAAGGTCGGTTTACACCTGACTTTTCGTCAAACCATAATAAAGGGAATCTTTGTGTGTGTCGGGATGCTAATATCAAAGATAACGGAGCGTTCTCTTTAGTTAGCTTATAAGCTTTCGCTTTGAATGTATTTTTCATTTAATTAGATTTAAAATTTAAAAATAAGAGAGGGAGACTTGCCCCCTCTCTTTACTTAACTACTATTCTTGGAATAAGAAGAAGTTGTTAGCACCTAATGTACAAACAGCTCTTTCTGACAAGAAGTTAACTTGCATATTATCCACATCAGTAGTAGCAGCGCCACCAGCTGATCCAGTAATCCAAGTTTTGTATCTTCTATCTTCAGTCTCAGAAGCTCTGTATCTTACATGAAGGAATGGTCTCTTAGCATTTTTACCAAGGATTTGGTCGTAAACGCTAGTTGAACCAGCTGGAACAAGTAGGCCGTTAATTCTGCCTGAACCTGCACCTGTTGGTAAACCACCTCTCATTGTAGGATCGTTAAGATATTTCCAATCTGTTTTATAGAAGTCGTAACCTCTTCTGAATCCAGAGAAACCTAAATTTAAAGCCATCTCTTCATCGTTGTCAAATAAACCATAAGAAGTTCCACCTGCTCCATACGCATTTTGAGCAGCTAGCATATCATCAATATCGAATGAAAATTGTCTGTCGACAAATAATACATTCTCTTCGATTGAACCTTGCTTATCTAGTCTACTGATAATAGAATCGAAATCAGCTAATGTAGTTGGGTTTCCACCGTCCCAGATATTTCCTCTTTGAGAAACTGAATAGAATATTCCATCCGAACCAGCTCCTTGAGCTCCAGCACCAGTGTTTAAACCGATTGCTGCAGTAGCACCTGATCCTACCTCAGCTGGAACTGCTTCTATCATTGCAGTTTCCAAGTAATCATCAAATCTTAGTCTTGTTTCATGCTCAGACTTTAAATACCATAAGTATCCAGTAGCACCATCTTCAGTTGTAACTTCAATCCAACCGATTTGAGCCATGTCTGATCCATTAACAGTGTAAGTATCTTTGATGATAATAGGCTTGTTTTCAAAGATAAAGTCGTTAGCCTCTAAAGAACCAGCCATTCCTGCTGTTCCTTTTTGAAACTCTGATCCATATATAAATACAGTAACGTCTGCGTTACCAACACCTGTTCCAGCAGTTACAAGACCACCTGCTTCATAAAAAGCACAAGTGAATTGTCCTCTACCACCAGCAGCATTGTTTACTGCAGTTACAACAGCTTTGTTAGATCCTGAACCATCGTTTTGAACAACTACAATAGTTTGACCTATTCTAATTACTTGCTCAGCAGCAGTTGGATCTAAAGTGTCATTAACTTGGAAAGTAGCTGTATCCGCATTTACAAGTGCAGCTGATCCTACGCTTGTGTATTTAGTATGTAATCTACCTTGCTCTGCCCATTTAATAAGGTCAGAGTTAGTTGGCATTTCTGCCCCCACCATTCTTAAAAATGATGAGATAGTTCTATTTCCATAGCGCTCAAATTCTTTTTCATAAGTATCAGGTAGATACTGATTCAAAAAGTCAAAGTTAACTATGTAGTTTTGCGCAGTTGGAGTTCTTTCTGAACTCGGTGTCAACGCAAAAGTCGGGGTTGTTTTTACCTGTCCTGGCATAATTTTAATTTTTTAATATTTAACTTCTTTTTATACTCTTAATTCTTAGTCCTCGGCTTGAAGGCTGAGAAACTGATTTAACTTTAAACCCACCTTTACTTAAAACTTCTGGTGCTTTACGCTCAGACATATCTATATTTTTAGTCTTTCGTATAACATCGTCTGTTGCCGCCGATTTACCTTGATCATAAAAGAACTTGGCAAACCTTTCGGGGTTCATAGCTACTGCCAAAGCTTTATGGTATCCTGTTGCGTCTTTTATATACCCTTTATCATCTAAAAATTTTTGTACAAAATTCATAGCTGTTTGTTGGGCTTTCTTCAACTCGGATGCGCTACCAGGAGAAAAAACTAGAGATTTGTCGTCTATTTCGAATTTAAAACCTTTAAAATCGTCATTGAAAACTTCATCAGTTTTTTTGACAAACCATTGAGATCTATATTCATTTTCCTGCTGTTGAGCTTTAGCATCTTCAAGAGACTGCCTGTAAGCTATATATTCTTCATCAACAGCGCCAGAACTTTCCCTTGACTCAAGGGGCTGCTTATACAGCTCTTGTTGATTTCTAAAGAATTTTTTTGCTTTAGCAATTTCTTTTTTCTTAGCAAGCTTTACTTTTTTAATTTCATTTGGATCATCCACTTCTTCATCGTAGCGGAAATCATCCATCATCATATCTATATCTTCCGAATCTAATCCTTCTTCCGTTACAGAATAATATTCTCTAAGTAAAGCGTCAGGGCTTAAATCAGAAAAATCTCTTTGCAATTTTGCATAGTCTCCTATTCCTCGCCCTGTTTCTTTTTTATACTTAAAGTATGCAGCAACATCTTCTGGTAATTCTTCCGCTTTTTCCCTTTCCGTTAAAAGCTCATCCATAGATGAAATCTGCTTACCATATCTCTTATCAATATATGAAAGAACATCTTTGTCTTCGATTTCACGAGGTTGAGGTTCAGGAGTGTCCTCCTTAACTTCAACTTCCTGCTCGTTGACAACTTCTTTTTCGGTGGATTCTTCTTTTACTTCTGGTTCAGAAACTGTTTCCTCCACTTTTACCTCTTCGGTAGAACTTTCAGTTGGTTGTTCTACTTGAGTTTGTTTTTCTTCGTGCTTTTCTAATAGCTCTTTTTCTATTTCTTGTTTTGACTTTGGTTCAACGTCAGTTAGTTCTCGTACTTTTATTTCCATTTAATTAAATTTTATACAAAGTTAAATAAAAATAAAATACACTTTTACCTAGGTGAAAACTCGGCTAAATCAAAACCATCTAGAGAATCTTCGTTGGATTCAAAGCGTTTTGGAGGTAAATTGTTTTTACGTTGAGTTATGAGTTGTGACTGCTCGCTATTAGCCTGACTTATTCTTTTACTTTTACCCTCTTCCTTATCTTGCTCTCTTTTACTTATAGCTGCTTGTGTTAACCCTTGTATCTGCATATTGTATTGGAACTCTTGCTCCATGAGCTGGGCTTTTAGTTGGGCCTCTGACTTATTTTTTTCTATTTCAAAAGCTATCTCAGCTTGTTTGTATTTCATTTTATACATATTCTCAGCTTCCATTTTTTGCATAGCAATTTGTCCGGCTAGTTGTTGAGATTGTTGTTGTGATTGTGATATTAGTTGTTGTTTTTCTATTTCTTTTTGTCTATCAGCTTCTTGTTTCGCTTTTCTTTTTACTTTTAAAAGCTGATTCGCAAGTTTTATATTTTTTATTTCTCTTATATCTATAGCGTCTTCTAAATTTATATCTCCTTTGGACAAAGCTACTTGAACATTTTGCTCTAATCTTGCGGCTTCTTCTTCGTCAGGAGATAGCTCTATAAAGACACCAAAATCATAAATATATAAATCTGATATTTCATTCAAAATACTAACATTGTATTTACCTATTTTATTAATAAAATCATCTTTGAAATCTGAAAACTCTAAAACATCCGCTATTCTATAAGTTAGCGCTTCTGCTAAAGATCTATATATAAATAAACTTCCATCAAGTATATGCCTAGTCGCTGTGTTAGAATTAAGAGCGGCTAACTTTTGAACTCCAACCAAAGCATCTGGGTTTGGTGTAGAGCCATCTCTCGCTTCATTCAATCCTGTAACCGCTCTCATCATGTCTAAGTAATGATTATAATTAGCGATAAGCATTTGTGTTTTAGATGCGCCAGAGTTAGACGTTAACTGTTGAATAGGAACTCTCCCTTGATTAAATTCTCCTTCTTGAGTGTAGCTACGTCCAATAACACTTCCTGTTTGAAAATATAACCGTAGAGCGTCTTCTGGATTATAACCTTGACCTGTACCTAAGTCCACCTCATTTAGTCCATCTGCGTCTATATAAACGCCGTCTGGGACAGTTCTAGCAATAACTTGCTGTAGTTTCAAGTGAGTAACTTGAATTAAATCAGCAAAAGGTATCATTCTTCTAACTAAAGATTCTATTAC